GTCGAGCTTTACGACCTCAACCCGGCCATCCTGGCCGCGTAAGGGAGGAGGGGAAGATGAAGAACGTGCTTCAGCACGACCACGGGAGTCGCGTCCAGTTCGATCCCTTCGACCTGGCGGCGCTCGTGGCTGCAGGCAAGGCCGACCCGGAGATCCTCAATGTCCAGCTGGCCCGCGCAGGGCTTCGCTCGGCCGCAGGGTTCTCCGCCGCTCGCTTCGCGGGCGGTGCGCCGGTCCAGGCTGCTCCGTACCCCGGCGCAGTCGTCAACCCGTTGGGACCGCCGTCGTTCTCTGGGACCACGTTCCAGATCGACATCGCGCTCGCAAACCCCACGCGGGTGATCACCCCGATGGTGCTCGACCTGACGAGGCAGCGGTTCTTCGTGGACCGCGCGTTCGCCTCGGCAGGCGGCGTCACGGGCGGCGCGGTCATCTATGACCTCGTCGTGTACCCGGACCTCTACGCGGATCGCGACGTGCAGAGGGTCGAGCCGGGTACTGAGTTCCCGATCGTGTCGTTCAGCCGTCGCGCACCGGCTGCGGCAGTCGTCGAGAAGTGGGGAGGCAAGTTCTACTTCACCGACGAAGCACGCGACCGCAACGAGCTCTCGCAGTTCACGCGGGCAATGCGGCAGCTGTCGAACACGATCGTCCGCAAGATCAACCAGCGGGGCGTTCAGATCCTCGAAGCGTTCATCACGGCCAACAGCCGCACGGTGACGGGCGTCGAGTGGGACCAGGTCAACACGACCTACGCCTCCGGCTCCAACTGGCCTCTCTTCCCGGCGAGGGACTTCGCGAAGGCGGACCTCATCGCCGAGCAGGAAGAGATGGACATGGACTACAACCTGTGGATCCTGAATCCGCAGGAGATGTTCAACCTGGAGGGCATCTACGGCGACAAGCTCGCCGCGCTGCTCGACAGCTACGACATCGACATCTTCGTCACGAATCGCATCGCTGCCGGTAACGCCTACGCCTTGGCGGAAGGTCAGGTCGGCGAGATGCGCGTGGAGCAGCCGCTCCAGACGGAGACGTGGCGCGACCCGAACGGGAAGCAGGCCACGTGGGTCCAGTCCAGCGTCCGGCCGGTGATGTACGCGAACAACGGGTTCGCGGTCCTGAAGTTCACCGGACTCCACTCGTAAGGAGGCGAGCGAGATGTCGAAGGTCATCATCAAGCACCGTCTCTTTACGTGGTTCGAGGAGACGGAGGACCCGGCCGCACCGGGTGGTGTCGCCAAGCGCGAGCGCATCGCGAATCTCGGTGACGAGATCGACCTGCAGGACAAGGTCCAGCTGGAGCGTGGGAAGCGCCTCGGCGCTTTCTACACCGACGCTGAGGCCAAGGCGATCAAGGACGGGAGCTACAAGGGCGCGGACGCGGGGCTGGTCCTCGCGGCTCGTGGCCAGGCTCCCGCACCCGGAGCGTCGAACAAGGCCGACGGCGAGCACGGGGGTCTGGAGTCCATGGACGCACCGCAGCTGGCCGAGTACATCAAGGAGCACAAGCTGAAGGTCGACGAGACCGTCGCTCTTGCCGGCGACGACCTCGAGTCGATCCAGAAGGTGCTCGACGCTGAGAACATCGCCACGGACAACGACCCGCGCGCAGGCGTGGTGTCGAAGCTCGAGGCCAAGCTCTCGGCGATCGACGAGTAAGGAGGAGAACGGTGCCAGTCACAGACTACACGCCTGAACTCGCCGACGTTGCTGCAGTTGCTGCGACGCGGACGAAGGACAAGTATGGAAATGTGACTGGCACCTTCTCTGACGCGACAACCCCGACCGATGCGCAGGTCGAGGTTCTGATCGCTGACGCCGTCGACAAGGTGTCCATCCGCATCGGCGACGACATCCCTGAGGGTCTTTTCGAAGATGCCAAGGATGTCGCCGCCCTGCGGACGGCCATGCTGATCGAGTCGACATACTTCCCCGAGCAGATGCAGAACTCGCGCTCGCCGTACACAGTCCTCAAGGCGCAGTTCGACGAAGACATGCAGGACCTGCTCAACTCCATCTTCTCGGTGTCGACTGGTGGATCCCTCAGCGATCCCCCGACACCCAACGCCCCGCGTGGCGCCTTCCCTCCGGCGACGCCGTGGCTCACGAGGCCGATGTAAGTGCCGGTCTTCGAAGTATTCGCCACGCCTGGCCATGACGGCAAGAC